GATGTAAAAGCCTGGCGTGATGTAAGAGTCAACACTATAAAAGAATGGTACGAAGGATATCCTAAAGAATGAAATGGTTATATAGTGGATATGCTGTAATAATTTCTATAGCACTATTGGTAGGTTTACAAATTGCAGACCCTACACCGATTAAAAATCTCAGGAATCAAACATTCGACGCCTATCAGCAATTCGATGAAATCAAGCAAAGCAACGAAGTTGTTATTGTTAATATAGGCGAAAAAAGTTTACAACAATGGGGACAGTGGCCTTGGCCAAGACAAAACTTTGCTCAACTAATTCATGACTTAAGACAGAAGAATCAAGGCATAATTGGACTCACAGTTATGTTTCCAGAAGCAGATAGGTTTGGAGGTGATCCCACATTAGCAAGTTGGTTAAAAGGCAACGGCATTGTGCTATCACAGACACCAAGTACAAGAGGAGTAAAAACCACAGGTCCTCATATTGGTACAGGAGTTATTGGACCTACAAAGGCACAAGACTTTTTATTAACATGGCCTAACCTAGTAACAAACATACCCGAACTAGAAGCAGAAGCATTTGGTATAGGAGTCAACGCCTCCGCTCCGCAACCTGATTTTGTTACAAGAACATACCCATTAGCAATAGCAGTAGAAGGAAAAATATATCCTAGTTTTGCTATAGAAATGTTAAGAGTACAAACAGGCAAACCCAGTTACATGATCAAGACAACAGAAATAGGCATTAATGAATTTGCTGTTCCGCCGTTTGATCCTATTGTTACATTACCAAAAGGTGATGCTTATATACGTTATAACAACACATTTGAAGAAGTAGAATATGTAGACATAAACAGTCTGCCTAACATGGGTGGCAAGTTTGTTATAGTAGGTGTAACAGCAGAGGGTATTGCTAACCCTGTGCCTACTCCAAGAGGCAATATGTATCCACAGCATATACAAGCACACATGCTACAAAATTTTATAGATGGGTCAAACATACAGCGGAACCAATTATCGTCGCTTATAGAACTTCTGTGTGCGTTGTGCGGCATGATTTTAATAGCCATCGCGGTGTATAAACTACCGCTACTGTGGACAGCACCTATTTCACTGCTGATTTTAGGTGGAGAAGCATATGGTAGTGTGTGGTTATATCAAAACAAATTACAATTAGTAGATGCTACTTTTCCTGTGCTAAGTGGCTTCCTAATTTTTACACAATCAGCATTTAATAACTTCTATAAACAATACAAATTACGTCAACAAATCAAAGGACAGTTTGGTACTTACATATCACCTGACTATGTAGATATGTTAGTTAAAGATCCTAGTTTGATGAAACTGGGTGGCGAAAGAAAAGAAATGAGTTTTATGTTTGCTGACATAGTTGGCTTTACTCCTATATCAGAAAAGTATATGAAAGCAGATGACCCAGAAGGATTAGTAGAACTGATAAACAGTTTCTTAGATAAAATGACAAAAATAGTTTTAAAGAATGGTGGTACAATAGACAAGTTCATGGGCGACTGTATAATGGCATTTTGGAACGCACCACTACCATGTGAGAATCATGCTGAGATGGCAGTTAAAACAGCAATAGAAATTGAACTGCTTGGCGACGAACTAGAAAAAGAAATGGAACAACGTGGTTTGCCAAGAGTAAAATTTGGTACAGGTGTAAACACAGGTACATGTATTGTTGGTAACATGGGTGCTGAAACTAGATTAGATTATAGTGTTGTAGGTGATGCAGTAAATTTAGGTGCTAGATTAGAAGCACAAACAAGAGCAGAAGACACACCAATTATTGTTTCTGAATACACATACTTACAATGTAATGATATAGCATTTAGTAACATAGGCGAAGTTACTGTGAAAGGCAAAGAAGAGCCAGTTAGAATGTATGCTCCATTGTTTGATGGCAAAGTTAGAAAACTTTACAAGTAATTATTCGTCAGGTGACCAATGTTCCATAGAGCGGAACACACTTCTTGCAGTAACTAGATCTTTTTTAAGTTCCATTAAATAAAGAAATTCAAAAGGCTTCTCGCCAATTTTTTCTAATGGGTAATGATATGTTGATGTTATATGATCTATTGCATTAATGTCTTTTTGCACACAATTAATTATAGTGTTACGCCATTCGGCATCTTTAAACATGTCTAGCACAAATACATGTACTGTACTTTCTGGATTATAACTATTCATTATATTAAGTAATTCATAATATAATGCTCTTATAGGATTTAGGTTTTCTCTGTACTTAGAACTTACAATAGGAAAACGCCATTTGTCTTCCTTGGTACATTGATGTTTATAAAAATACAAGTACTCTTCCATAAATGATTCATATATGTTTTCTTGACTTTTACGCAATCTACTAGCAAGTATACGTTTAAGTTTATTTAATAATTTTAAATGATATTCAGATAAAGATTCTTTGTACAAATTAAATAATTCATCAGGATTCATACGACCATCGATAAATTCGATTGGCACTTCGTTAGACTTTGCAAACTTTATCAGTAAGTTTTCTAGTCTTATCTTTTTAAAATCTATTATGTCTGGCATTTATGTAAATTTAATATAGTATTAAGTTTTTCGTTACCTTTATTGTAACTTAAGGTTGCTCTAGCACCCTCGTGTAATGGCTTTGGCCATGTACCGATGTTTACCCAAGCATAACCACAACTTTCACCATTTAAATTTGGCATAAATTCGTGTTCTATGACAGCAACAAAACTATAATACATAAAGTTTTTGTCCTTACTTTGATAAACATCTATAGGATTTAGTTTATTAATATCTGGAACCAAACCCAACTCTTCATCAAGTTCACGTGTCAAGGCTTCATATGGAGACTCGCCTTTTTCAACAAGTCCTCCCCAGAATCCCCAAGTGTGTTTATGTCGTTTGTCGCTGTTTCTGAATTGTAAAAGTACACGTTCTGTGTCAAGAGCAAGAAATAATGTGCCTACGCCTATAACACCTACAAAAGGTTCTATAGGACTAGAGTCCAATATCCCGGATTGTATTCCCCCTCGTATATGCTCAGCCATTGTGTTCCTGTCCATTTGTATACTTTGTTTGTATTTAAGTTTTTGGTTACTGCTGTAGTATTAATGTTGGCACTTGCATCATATGACACCGTCCAATTAGAACCGTTAAATTCTATTATGTCGTTTTCTGATGCATCAACGTTCCACTCTGGATAGCCTGCTTTAGAAAGATCTTCTGTTATCAGATATCTCTGTCCAATTACAAGGTTTGCTAATGTACCGTCACCGGGTACATTACTATGGGGATTAATAATTTTTTCAATATTGCCTATTGTAGAAGCAGGCAATGTATCAGAATCTAAATTAAAAATTAACTGAGAATCATCTGTAGGATGTTTTGCTATAGTGCCTGCAATGTCCTGTGAATCATCTTCTAAGTCATTAGTAATTTTTAATTTTAAAATACTGGTATTGTCCTTTAATTCTTTATCATACATTTCTAATAAATCTGTCCAACTTTTAGTTTCGATTCCACCTGAATCATAAAGAGTTGCAGAGTTGTTCAGTATACTGACTTTGTAATTACCTGGTGAAACAATTAAACGTGACTGGATATCAAAACTTCTAAAGAAATCATGTATGTCTTCGTCATATCCAATTTCGCTTAGTGATTGACCACCAAAATCTGTGATAATGTTACTGTGTATTTCTTGTATAATACTTTGTCTTTTAACTTTTGCAGGTGGATTAATCCAAATAGGTAAAGTAAATGTCAATGTTGTTACATCTATTTGCTCGTCTACTCCTGCAGGAATACTTCTATTAGTAAACTGTATATCAGTTAATTCTACTTCAACAATTTGCGTCCAATCAAACGGATTGGAGTTTTGTTGTAATTGTATTGTTGGGTTAAACAACACTAATATTTGTTCCATTAACTGTAATTTAGTATCGGTATTAGGTGTCCATATATCAACTTGCATAGTTAAGTTATATGGAACCGGCATATATCTATTAATTGTATATTGATTGCCTTGCGTACTT